TTCTATTCTGTAGACCTTTCTAACTCTGTAGATTTAAATGGAACTGCTTATACTAAATCATCTTTTACTCAATTTGCACATATAAATTTAGGATACACTAGCGCAGGAAGAGGCGATATGATTGCAACAATTTATGATCCTCAGAATATAAGAAGTGATGTATTTGATTACGGTAATTTTTTAGGTACTTTTCAAATAAACGGAGGTACAACCACTTTAAATATGTCGTCTGATTTTGATAACCTTAATTTAGATGGATATAACATTGTTTATTTAACGTCTGGCTCTCAAGATAGAAGAATAACAGGTATAGTTGCCCCACCCGCGGGAGTAAATAGGGTTATCTGTTTTATAAATACAAGTAGTCAATTTAGAATTAAATTAGTACACCAAAGCGGTAGTAGTTTGGTTAATAACAGAATAGTAACTAGAAGTAGTTCAGGAACAAGGAATTTACTGCAAAATCAAGCAGTATTCGTCATTTACGATCACAATTTAAATAAATGGCATCACACAAGAATGGCATAGCATGAGACAATTTTACACATCCCCAGACGGTGCAATAGCATTTGAAGAAACAGCCCCAGTAGGATATACTTTAGTTACAGGAGTTGAAAAAGAATTACTTTGGTTTGCCAAATATGAAGAAAGAAGAGAGGATGGTCAAATATACTACACGGAAACACAGGCTAACTTATATTTATCAATTTTAGACGGTACTTACACAAGTACTGAGGTTTTTAATTTTGAAGAATACACATCACAACTAGCAGACCAAATATTTAAGGGTGATTGGTTTACATCTCAATCAACTTGCACAAATCTATCAACTTCAGGAATATTTGACACGGCAAAAAAGGCAGAAATACAAGGTATTATTGATGATTACGTAACCAATAACTATTAAAAAAATTATGAAAAAACTAATACCACTAATACTTTTAGCAAGTTGTTCAAAAACATACAACTGCAAAATAACAACTACTACAGATACCCCATACTATTACAATGAGCATGTTTATGAAATTGAAGTTAATTCTTCAAGAAAAGACATTAAACAATACGAGGCAGATAATACATCTATAACAGACGTATTCCCTGAAGGAAGTATAACTCAAGTAACTGTATGTAAATAAATAATACGTATATTAGTAATAAACGTTAAACATCATGGCAGGAAATCAATATAGTGAAGATTGGACACTAGATAAGTGTAAAGAGTTTATGGATGAAGCTGTTGCAATATCCCTAACAGACGATATGGATTTTATAGGGGAGGTGGCTAAAAAGCACGGAACTTACAGAGATGTGTACGATTACATTACGTCTAAATTTCCAGAATTAAAGAAGCTTAAATCACAAATAAAAAACAACTGTGAGACCAATTGCTTTTCGAACGGTAAAAATGGTGACATAGTCCCATCCCTTGCTATCATGAACTTAAAGAGCAATCATGGTTGGACAGATCGCGTAGACAATACATCAAAAGGGAATGAATTAGGTTCTGAAAAAGTTACCATTAATTTCAAAAAGAAAAAGTAGTCTCCACCGCGTGTAGAAAGTAGACTAATATATTGTAAATCAAATGAATGGAAATAACATTTTCCGATACATATCAACCACTATTCGACATACTAGAAGCGTGGAACGTGGTTAATGATCCTGATTTTAAAAAGGATTACAATAAAGACGAACAAAAATACTGGTTTGATCTATCAACAGTAGACACTATATTAATGTCAGGCGGTCGAGATTCAGGAAAAAGTTTTGCCCTTAGTTGTTGGAATCCATTAGCAGCTAAAGACTACAATCATAGAGTGCTGTACACTAGGCAAACAATGTCAAGCACTGATAACTCAATTACAGAGGCTTTAGAAAATAGAATGGAAATGCTAGGAGTTGCACCTCATTTCTCAGTGGCTAGTAAAATATACTCAGTTAATAATGGTGTTGGTAAGATCAGCATTACAGGACAAAAAACTAGTGTAGGAACTCAAACAGCAAAACTTAAATCATTAGAGGATTTTAGCGTATTTGAAACAGACGAAGGGGAAGAGTTGGAAAGTTTTGAATCATGGAATAAGGTTAAACGCTCCATGAGAGCTAAAGATGTTCAATGCTTATCTATAATTGTATTTAACCCACCAACAAAAGAGCATTGGTTATATGAGGAGTTTTACGAGGATAAAGTAAGTGAAGGATTCAACGGTGTAAAAGACGGTATTTTATATATTCACTCTACATATAAGGATAACATTGATAACATGGCTGCGCATAATATAGCGGAGTTTGAAATGTTGGAGAAGGCTTACAACGAATATGAATTACTAAACAGTGAGCAACGGGAAAGCGCACCACAAAAGCTTAAAAAGAAGTGGCGACAATATAAATTCGAAATACTAGGAGGGTTTAAAGATGCTGCAGAAGGGGTTATTTATGAAGATTGGGAAGAGGGAGAATTTAACGAAAGTATACCAAATGTAGACGGTTTAGATTTTGGTTTTGATGATCCTGATGCATTAATTGAAGTGGCTGTAGACCATAATGAAAAGAAAATATATTTAAGGGAAAAACTTTATAAGAATGGTTTAGGAACTCCAGAACTTGGAAGCGCACTATTAACTATGTGCGGACATGGTAAATTAATTATAGCAGATGCAGCGCACAAACGATTGATTAATGACCTTTATCATATGGGTTTAAATATTCGTAGATGTAAGAAGGGGGCAGGATCGGTATTAAGAAGAATCAAGACAATACAGGGTTATACATTAGTAGTCGATCCTAAATCGTATAATATTAAAAAGTCACTTAATAACTATGTTTGGCATGATAAAAGGTCAGGAGTACCAAGGCATGAATGGTCTCATATTCCTGATGCATTTGGATATGCTGCAATGGAGTTAATAGAATATCACTAAATATTTGTATATTTGTTTTTATTTACGTATGGAATTAACCGAAGATCAAGCAATTCAATTTATAAAGGACAATTTAAAAGTCCCTGTATGGGTGTCTAAAGCCCGTGAACAACACAAAATATTAAAAGCACTTGTATTAGGTGAAGAATTTCACGAAGTTCTAATTACTAGGATTGAAAAAATAGAGTCAGAAGCTAGGGCTGTAGCGCGTAAAAAGTACTCGAAGGATATACGAGATATGTTCGATAGAGTTATGCAGCCACGTAGCACTATATTTAACGCTAGTGGGGGTTCAGTTCATATTGATATAGCTTCTGAAGTATTAAAAGATAAACTTATTGAGGCATTAAATCAATTTAAAGGTCAGAAATCTATACGTAAATATTTATCTGAAAATTTTTTCCGATTAGTAGATACAGACCCGAACGGACTACTTTTTTTAGAGTATAAAGAGGATGTTGACATATACCCAACTTACAAATCTATTAACGACATACGTACATACGAATCCAATGGTCAACTTTGCAAAGTATTATTGTTTGAGCCTAAAGATAAAAAGTTAGAGGGTGGTGTGACATTTAAAGAGTGGCGTTTAGTTGATTCAAAAACGGATTGGCGCGTAATGCAGTTAGGGCAAAAATTTACTATCATAGAGGATAAAACATTTGGACACCCATTTGGCAAAGTTCCAGCAACTATATTAAGTGACATTCAAGAAATGGGTAGTGAAACACGCATTAGCCCGTTATTCCCTATTGAAGAGTTGTCAAAAGATTACGCTAGAGATAAATCAATCAGAACCATTTATAAGTTCCAACATGGTTTTCCTAGGCATTGGCGATACATAAAAGAGTGTAGATCATGCCAAGGAACAGGCAAAACAGGGGAGGATATTTGTAAGGCTTGTAACGGAACAGGAGAGGTTAGAACTAATGATATTACAGATATTCAAACTATCGCTTTACCTAGAGAAGATGATCAAATTGTAACACCTAACATTGAGGGTTTTGTTAGTCCTGACTTAGAAACTTGGGCGCGTTACAATGAGGATATAAAAGATATGGAGGATTTAATCGAATCTACTATGTGGGGGACTAAACGCCAAACAGAAGGAGAGGCAGAAACTGCAACAGGTAGGTTTATAGATGTGCAGCCCGTTATGAATAAGCTAGGCGTATTCACTGACAATGTTCAATGGGTGCATAATCAGTTAGCTAATTGGGTTGAAAATTGGGTGTTTGGAATGCCTAAAGAGTCAGAATACCATGTAAGTTATGGACGTAGGTTTATAATAGAATCGCCTGACGTAATACTAGATAAGTACACCGAGGCAAGAACTAAGGGAGATAATAATACAATCTTAGATAAATTACTAGATGAGTATATTTTAAGTAAATACCAGTCTGATCCTGTAATGCTTGATAAGATGCAGAAAAAGAGATTTATTGAACCTTATGTGCATAATTCAACTCAAGAGGTCAACAATTTATTTGGGCGTGATGAAGCGTATAAGAAGGTTTTATTTGTAGAGTTTTGGGAAGAAGCGGATAAAAATAAGGATGCGGACGCATTAATAAGTGAATTTAAAACGTTTGTAGATCAAAATAAATTACCCACTATAGAAGTGGTTCAACCAGTAAATTAATAAATCAAATATATGAGTAACATGGTAGTGGCGACTAAGTATCGCCTTGAAACTCCAAAATCCATCAACAAGGGTACTTGGGATGAGAAAGGAGCAAAAACAAAATTAACAACAAAGTTAGTTCCTAGAGCGTATGTAGAAGAGCGAAATTCAACTAATAATCGCGAGCTTTACATTATTGATGAAGAAGCTACGAAAGAGTTTTTAGCACAAAGAGAGGCTAACATTAAATCAAAAGCTAATAAAAAGGTATCCAGTAATGAAACCGCAGACGCTATTAAGGATTTAGCAGAAGCATTAAAAGGTGATTCTGAGGACAAACCAAAACGTAAACGTAGAACTAAAGCGGAAATAGAAGCAGATAAAGAACAATAAAAAACAAATAAAATGCAGTTAAACATCAATGGAACAATAATCGAAGTATCTAACGACGATTTAAAAAAAGCGTTAGAAGAAAACAAAGAAACGTTTGAACTAAAGCCAGAAGGAATAGTATTAAGAACTAACGAAGCTGACACTACACTAATAGA